TATGCCTGAGCTGAACGTGATCCGGCGTTTGCCCATTCCGGCATTCTAACACCACCCATATCAGCGTCAAAAGATTCATAAGGTATATAATATTGAAATACTAAATTTTTCATAACAAAACTTTTTGTTTATTTTTTCTTGGCTAATGCCTCTTTGCCATAGAATGCTGCTACAATTGCTGCAACTGATACAAAATAGACTGCGGCCATATCACCTAAGATTTTGGCAGCTTTATCTAATCCAAACAATGTGGCAACTATAACGAATGCAGGATATAACAGCATTCCGCCTAAAGCAAACCAAGCCATGTTCCTTTGTGCATCTTGTTTTTTATCTTCATTTTCAAGCATAACTAATTTCTGTTCCATTTCAAATTCTTCGTCGGTTACTATTCCATCGCCATCTTTATCAAAAGCTGCGTACTTGCTCCCTGGCTCTAGTTGTTTTGCATTCATTTGAAAACTCCTTTATTTCCTTCGCTATTTTGAGTGCATCATCAAAACCATTACGAAGAGAATTTGATCTATGACCATTTTCAATAAACCACTCTATACTATCTATATCAGATCCTCGTTCTGTATTATATCCTTTAGTTATTTCTTCAAATTGATATCTTTTATTAAGTATTTCCATTAAAGTCATTAGTGTCCAAACATCCTTCTTGTTCTATATTCTTTTATTGTGTTATGTAATAAATCAGTCCAGTTGTCACGGTGTTCAACAAAGACTAAAGGCTTTTCATGGTCTACATCCATGACGATCACTATGTTAGGTGCTACCATACCTGTACGTTCTTCCCACATAATAGAGTATGCTGCACCTTGTGCAAAGTAATTAGTGATTTTTTCTTTTTTCTTAATGTAACGAGATGTTTTAAAATCTATGATAGATGGTACACCATTGTATTCTGCAATACAATCACATCTACCTGCAACACCTAAGTGATGACTAAATAGAGGAACCTCGAGACCGAATATCTTTCCAATATTTGGATCAAGGACTGGTTTGAGATTTTCAAGGCTTTGCCTGATATTTGGCAAAAATTCTGTTGTATCTTCATTGTTTAAATACTTTTCAACTATGCTGTGGACACGTGTACCACGATTCGAAGCCACACCACTTACACGGTTAGCTTCTTCTTCACCTACGCGTTCACGCCAAGCTTTAATGATATGTTCGTTTAATATACTTAAAACTGTTGTGACACTAGGATAAGACTTACCATCAGGAGTACTATAAGTTCTTCCAGTTGTGGTAGTGTTTGCATCCAAGTCTTCATATCCGATATCAATTTTTTCATGTTTAAATATTTTTCTTTTCCTTTTCATCATAATTATACTCAAATATTTCTCTAACCTGATCTTTAGTTACACAAAATATTGCTTCAGGTGTATGTTTAAAATTATATGATGCACTTGCGGTTGCATATATTCTTTGATACATTACAGATACATACTGTTTACATTCGTCAACACTACCAAATGATGGAGTTTTAAATATATAAAGCGGACGATCAGTAGCCATGGTGTTAGCCATGATAAATGATACTACTAAAAAAATCTTCATTTTATACCTAACATTTCTTTCGTCATAATGTAGTCTCTGAGAAAATCAGATCTCACTATATCGTCCCAACCGAATGTTATAACACTGAAGTTCTTTAGCCGTTCGACTATTCTTAGGAACCTTTGAATACCATCTCTTTCATAACCATCTTTAAAATCAGATTGATAGTAATCACCTGAAAAAATAACTCTACAATCTTGGCCTATACGTGTGATCACAGAGTCAAGCTCGTGGAAATTCAGATTTTGCATTTCGTCTATGATGACTACGGCGTTGTTAATTTGAGTGCCACGAATGAATGATGTAGTTAAAAACTCCATCTGATGATTATTTATAAGCTTATTGTATGCAGCAGAGTCATAATCAAATAATTCTAAAGAAATTTGTTTGTATGGTTCTTCAAAAGGTTCAGCTTTTTCTTGTAAGCTACCGGGCAAATAACCAACATCACGTGTCGGTACAATAGATCTTACTACTACTGTTTTATAATAAGGTGTTGCTGGTTCTAATGTAGATTGCAAAGCTAAATACATTGCAATAAAAGTTTTACCTGTACCGGCAGAACCAGCAAGAACTAAGTTTTCATTATGTTGCCAAGATTCAAAAGCTTTTTCTTGATTCTTAGTTATAGGTTCTATATTAATTAGATCTTCGAACCTCACAGTACTTTTGCTCATACTTTAATTGTATTACCTCTACCCGATTTATCTTTTATTCTTTTAAGATTATCTTTCCAACCGTCACTGGTCTTTGATAGTAAACTGCCTTGACTGCTTATAACGCCTGGAAATTTTAAAACTCTTTCAGCATTATACTCTCGACATATACCTTCAACTTCGTCAGAACGGCAATCGACATCCCATTCAACGTATCTGTTTTTAGCATCAACCCATTTCTTTAGTGTGTATTTAGGCACCCTGATATCCTTTCCACCAGTCCGGCGCAGGCCTGCCCCAATCCCATTTAGCAAATGACTTTGCCATGTGGTAGTAATTACGGTATGCTGAAACAGCATCACCTTCAACTATACAATCAGGATAATGTGACATAGCTTGTGCAAACTCGGTTAGTCCAATGTTTGGTATATTTATCGGAGTTTTAGCGAGTGCTTTACCAAGAACTTCATATGTTTTATGAACTTTGCCACGACGATATTCAAATTCATTACACATACCAATGAAGTGTTCGTAATGCCATTCGTAGTTTTGTTTGGAAGATAGAGTCCATGTGGTACATGGATGATACTTATGTACTGCTGCATAATACATGTCATCACGTTCATCGCCGAAAGAAAAGTATGTTTGCATAGTTTTACCAGATTTAGACCTACGCTTTTCTGGTATGCCGTCAAGCAATCTATGTGCAGTACTTAGCATTTGACCTGATTCCACAATCATTTTTGGAACGTGTCTGTCACACAACATCTGTGCAGCTGTAGTTGGATTTTTGTCAAGTATAAAAATATTCATATTGTCACCTTCAAATAATATAGATTATATCATAAATTTCACTGTTTGTAAAGGATTAAGTTTTGCTTTAAGTAGAAAGTCTTACCTCCGGATTTATCAACTTGATTTGATTTTCTAAGAAATTTCGTTTTTCTAAAATTCTATTCATTTTATTTAACTTACCTCGCTTTTTAAGTTTTAATGCATAAATTTGTAATTCATTAGAGTCTTTACGTAAACGTTCAAGTTGCTGCAACATGTGCTACCTTTCGTTGTTATAGTAAATTCGGAAATGCCTCCTTTACTACAGGTTCTGTTAAACCTTTAAGTTTTTCTTTGTTGATCATAGACAAAACAACTTTAGCATCTTCTGGATGTATACCTTCCAACATACCAATAAAGATTTGTTCTCTTTTATACTTTGGCATCTTATCACCTACACCGCCTTTTACAAAATATTTGAACTTTGTATTTTCTCTGAATAGATTTGCTGGGTGATGGTGTGCTGGTGAAGGAGTATATGGTGGTCTACCTACAGGTAGATTCCATTGTACTTTGTCATCCATCGTACCGCGTATGACATCTTTCAAAGCCCAAGATTCATTTGCTTTTAGAATCTTAACTTTTTCTTCACGAGTTCGTTGTTTGCCGACTTCTTCTAATATTTCAAAAACATATTTAACCATTAAATAAACTCCTGTACACTTTCAATCAATTGATTACATCTCTTAGTAACTAAGTAATGAAATACTTTACTTTTGTTTTCAGAGGGATTTTGATCCTCATAGTTATTTATAATTTGTTGTTTGAGCTCGGGCGGTGTTTCGCTAAGAGCAATTAATTTTTCATTCCTAAGATAGTTACGATACCATGATGCAGCATAAAGTAATTCACCTTGTTCAAGGTCTTCAATTATATCATCAACTTTCTTTTGAGACATAGGTGTTTGTCTGAAACCTTCAACAAACACATCATCATTGGATAATACATTTGGTACACCATCGCCTTTATCACCACGTATAATATGTTTAAGTAAGAAGTATCTAGCATTATTTTCTACAATTTCTTTCTTAAGAATTGGAGAGAACTGTCTGACATTTTTAAACCTTTGTAGTTGTACAAAGTCTCTATCAGAAGATACAATCATGATTTTTTCTGGATTGAAATCAACACGTGATTTCTTAATGACTAATGTACCAATAACATCATCGGCTTCACAACCATCAATCTTAATAACTTTATATGGAAAGTTTTCTCCGATTTCTTCTCGTATAAGATTCAAAATACGAAATGCTTCATCCCAATCAAAGGATGAAGTACCTCTATCTTTTTTACGATTAGCTTTATACTGTGGAAATACTTTTCTGCGCCAGTTATTTGCAGCATCTACGGCAAGAACCATTTCACCGTATTCATCTCTGTATCTTTTATGGTACATCCTTAATGAATTTAATATCATATGACGAATCATTTGTTCATCAAATGTTTTATTAATTATGATACTTGCTAAAGCAATACCACTGTAGTCAACTATAATCATATTGTATATCTCCTATACACATATACATCCCATAACGTAGCATTCTTCATACCGCCTTTAGGATCACCAAAGTAAGTAAAACCGTTAATTGGTTTTCTACCTTTCTTTTCTACTCTAAACTTTGTTTTAGATGAATTGCATGATCTTACGACGGCTTTAACCATTTCGTATTCTTTCATATCTTCTGGATTTTTTGGATCAAACCTACCAATCCAAGAAGATGACCTATCGTGTTTGCCTATATGAATTCCCATATTATATTTCTCCCTTCTCATAATCATAATATACACCAAATGCTTCAATTACTTTATTAGGAAAAGCATAAGGATTACGCTGAACCATTATTTTTAATTCTTCCATTGTTAATCCTAAAAATTTACATTCTTTTTTAAGGATAGTAGTTGCACCTTGAATTTTCATTATAAAATCTCCGCAGCTAATTTTTGAA